AAATATATCCAGTTTTTGTATAAATGAACCTGGATTATAATTAGACCAATGTATTAATGATAAAATAAAATTAATTAATAATGTGTGAGAACTAATTCTCTCGTAATTATTTATATTTTGATTTAAATTAATATTTAAATAATCATTAAAATTAATAATTATTATAGGCGATAACATCATAAAAGATACGCTATAAAAAGATAGACATTCTTTTTTATTATGATAGCTATTAAATAAATCTATAGTGTGTTTATTATTTATATTATTTTTAAGAGATAATAGATTAATCTCATTAGTATATTTTGTATCTTTGCATATTATATTATAATTTTTTATAAAATACTTATAATCTATATCATTTTTAACATATTTTTTATATAATTTAATATTTTTATAATACATTTTATAAACATATTTTAACTCATATATATGTGGTAATAACATTTATATTATTATATAAAAAAAATTGATTAATTTAACACATATAATGAATATATTACAATACGAAAAAGATGTTATATAATTTATTTGTAAAAATAATGGAATATTTAGGAAGACGGCGAATTATAAACGATAGACAAGATAATGAACCATATTTGGAGAGATATTATATTTTCTTAAAAGATAGAAAGAATTTTCCATTCAATATATTTATTCATAAATTTTTAAAATCAGACCCAGATGATTTACATGATCATCCTTGGGAATTTAGAACAATAATTTTAGCAGGTGGATATTGGGAATATAGAGAAGAAGGAACTTATTGGAGAGGTCCAGGAAGTTATATTTATGCTCCAATAAATACATTTCATAGAGTGGAATTAGATAAAAATATTCCATATTGTTGGACATTATTTATTCCTAGTATCAACACGAGAGATTGGGGATTTAAAACAATAAATGGATGGATTCAACATGAAGAATATTTTAGATTAAAAAAAAATAATGTTTAGTTATATATAATTATAAATGCTAAATTATTACGGTGGTAAAACAAAAAAATCTGGTTATAAAAAAAAACGCGCAGGAGTTAAAAGTGTAAATAAGAAACCAACTACTAGTAAAAAAACAGTTGCTAATAAGACAATTAAAAAATCAGTAAAAAAAACAGTAAAAAAAAAATCTAAACCTCTACCCCCTACGCCCGAAGAACTAGATGTTTTTTTTAATAATATAATCGCAAAAAAAAATTTAAATATAGAAGATAAAGATGCATTGAGAGAAAATATTTTTAAAGGATATGCAATTCCATATGCTAGAAATCTAATGACTAATTTTGTTACGTTATTAAGACATGAAGGAAATAATCCATATAAAAAAAATAAATCATATAATAATGTAGCAACTAAAATTGGAGATGATTGTTTAAAAAATTTTGATATAAATGATCCTATATGTTTTTGTTGTGGTAAAAAAATAGAGGTTGATATTAATAATAAACCAAAAAATGTTGCATGTGATCACGTAATACCAATAATTAGTATGTTATTACTAGTTGAACCTAAATCAATTTCAAAAAATTTACATTATATTCATGAAAAATGTAATGGTATAAAAAAAGATAAAAATATATATCAAACATATCTAGATATATCGAACAATGCTTTTAATTCAAAAAATGTACCTATATCAGAAGAATTAACAAAAGCAAAGGAAAAATTTATAAATATTTTAAAAAATTTAGAATTTAGAAAAGCAAGCGAAATAAAGAGAAGGGTGACATTAGTACCTGAATTTCAAAAAACAATAACTGATTTTAAAAATCAAATAAATTTCTTTTTAAATGATGAAGTTGAAGCAGCAATGACATTAATGAAAATGAAAAATAAAAATTAATTTTAATATTTTTTATATTAAAATTAATTTTATATATAATTTAATGGGATTAACTCAAAGTGTTCAAAAATTAAATTTTGAAGGTATGCAAAATATAGTACATAATAATAGTATAGGAAAATTTTTAATAATAAATACATTAGATACAAATAATCAAAGTTGTTTAATTAAAAATACATTAACACCAAATAGAGAAATAGAAGAAATAACAAAATATATAAAAGATGATAAAAAAATAAACATAGTTATTTATGGAGAGAATTGCACTGATAGTAAAGTAATTAATAAATATAATCAATTGCATAAATTAGGTTTTATTAATTTATATGTATATTTGGGAGGTATATTTGAATGGTTATTATTACAAGAAATATATGGAGATGATGAATTTCCAACGACATCAAAGATAATAGATATATTAAAATATAAAGGTAAACCAACTATTTGAATATATGGAAATAAATAGAATATTATTAGATTTAGAAGTTATAAAACAAATAAAAGAAGACGATAAATTAGGTGTTATAATATCGCCTGGTGAAAAAAAAATATTTGTAGATTCATCAAATAAATTATCATCACTTACAAGATGGTATAAAGGTTATGATAGGGCAACTACTATACTATATTTAGAAGATTTAGTAGAAAAAATAGATAAAGTATCTAATTTTATAAAAACAGGAAGACATAAAAATATGGCAAATTTATTAATAAAAGCAATAAATTCATGTATAGATGGTTTGCACAATTTAAAATCAACATATGCAAATGATTCTATTACAATAGCTAAATTAATATTGATAATAAATAAATTAAAAGATATATCAATGTCTTTATATAATATTGATTATAATACGGATTATAATTTTATATACGATAATTCAGATATAAATATAAATAATAAATAATAATATATTTATTAAAATTACTTAATAATAGTATTGTAATAATTATTATTATTATTATGTTACAGGTGTTAACACATATAAATGATTCTATACCATTATTATGTTTATATAATTTTTTAAAATTAGCAGTATATGATAAATCACTATGTTTTTTATTTGGTAAAAATGCTAGATGGTATCAATTACATTGTTTTGTTAATTTAATAATAACAAAAGAAATATTACCAACAGTAGTTAATATAATGTATAATCCTGAATTAGGATATAAATTAATAGATCCTGATTTAACAAATTATTTAGTAGTTATGATGCATTTATATCATATATTTATATCCAATAAATTAACTATGTATGATTGGTTACATCATATAATATTTGTATTATTTGGCGTGTTACCAGGAATGATATATGTAAATTCAAATCAATTATATTTACATAAGATCGCGTGTAGTGGTATTCCAGGAATAATTGAATATGGGTGTTTATCACTTCAAAAAAATAATAAATTATCAAAAAAGAATCAAAAGTTATTAACTTCAATTATGTATATATGTATTAGATTACCTATGTGTATAATGGGAATTACCATGAATTATTTAGCATATAATAAGAATTTAATAAATGATCCATTACATATAACATTATATGTAAATTTGTTATTATATATGAATGGTGTTGTTTTTACATATTTAACATTAGACAGTTATAGCAAAATTAAATATTTAAAAATAAATTATGTATAAAATATAATTTATGTAAAATTAATAATATATTGGTTATAGTATATGTTTTTCTTAAAAAATGTAATGTGCATTATTTTAGCGTTAAATCATATTAACACTTCTGTAGGATTTAATATGGCATTTAATAGACGAGCACTATTAAAAAGTAGTTTATTAGCAAGTAATAGTTTAAGTTTATCAAATGAAAGTAATAGTTTCAGTTTATCAAATGAAAGTAATAACGAAATAAATTTAGCAAGAAGTAAAGACGGTATTTATTTAACAGGTCCTATAACAGAAGAATCATGCTGGGGAGTAACACAAGCGTTAATAAATTATCAAAGTCAATTATTACATCATGATAATATATATAATAATATTAATTTATACATACAAAGTCCAGGCGGTTCTTTATTACCTACATTAGCACTGGTAGATGAAATAAAATTATTAGATATACCTGTTCATACATATATAAGAGGTTATGCTGCATCTGCGGCTACATTATTATCTGTAGTAGGTTCAAAAAGATATATGTATAATCATTCGTTAATGATGATACATGGTGTAAAAATGTATGGACAATCATCTGAAACATTATCTGATATAAAAGATATGAATTCAAATGTAAATTTATTTATTCAGATAATGAAAAATATTTACTTAGAAAATAGTAATATAACTGAAGAAAAATTAGAAGAATTTTTTTATAGAGATAAATGGATTTCTGCGAATGAAGCACTAAGTTATGGATTAATAGATGAAATAATTTAAAAATAATTTGTAATTATTATTAATGTTAGAAATTAATAATAATTATTACCAATTAATAATTTCTTTATTATTTTCTTTTAATAAATTGTTAATTTTTGAAAATGGTTTAGATTCAAAAAATGAAGGATAATTTTTATATTTTTTAAATACTGATAGTGGCGATGGATGAGATGATACAATAACATAATGTTTATTAGTATCAATATTTATAAGTTTTTTATGTGCAAAAGCACCCCATGCAACAAATATAATGGGTGTTGATAAATTATTTAATTCATTTATTATTAAATCAGTGAATTTGGACCACATATTCATTTGTGAATTCGGTTTACCTTGTATAACAGTAAGTGATGCATTTAATAGAAGAATACCTTGTTTAGCCCATGATTCAAGTGAATAATCTTCTAAAATAATACCAGTATCGCGTTTTAATTCTGCCGCAATATTTTTTAATGATGGGGGCGGTTTAGAATCAGTTCCAAAACAAAGCCCAGTTGCTTGATCAGGACCATGATAAGGATCTTGTCCTAAAATAACAACCTTAGTTTCAAAAATACTAAAATATTGAAAACATTTAAATATATTATCTTCTTTAGGAAATATTTGTATATTTGACTTATCATTTATATAATTAATTTTTAAATCATGTATTTTTTTTTGTATATTATTAATATCATATTTTTGAAAAATTGGAATCCATGTTTTATTAATTAATTCCATATGTAAATATAATCCATATTAAATTTAAATTATTTTTAAAAATAATTTTATTATTTATATATATAATGACCTCTGTAGATCTAGATGAATCATCTAATGAAATAATTCCTAAAGAAGTTAATACCAATGAAGAAGTTGGTACCAATGAAAATATATTAGTCGGCGGAAAAAAATCACGTCGTCGCCGCCAGTCAAAAAAAAGTAAAAAAAAAAGTATTAAAAAAAGAGTAAAAAAATCAAAAAGAAAATCAAGAAAACAAAAAGGTGGATTTGAACCAAATGAAGAATCTCTAACTGGAAGCGAAATTACTACCGCTGAAAATAATTTAACAGGTGGTAAAAAAAAAAGAAAAGGAAAAAAACGTGCGGGTAAATGGATTATGCATGTTAAAAAATTCGCCGCTTCGCATAAATTAAAATTTCCAGATGCGTTAAAACATCCTGACTGCAAAAAAACATATAAAAAAATGTAAGTAAATATTATATTTTTTATTTTTAAAAATATAATATTTTAAAATAAATATGGTAATATTCATAAAAATAATTATAAAAAATTAAGATAAAATATAATATTTAGTGTTTTTTTCTTCTAAATCTTCTTGTTTTTTTTGCTTTTTTTCCTTTTCCGGATGTGACATTAAATCCAGTAACTCTATGTTTGGTTTGTTCTTTTTTTAACTCAGTAATTTGTATTTTTATATTATCATGTATATTTATTAATATAGGTAATAATTCATCTATTGGTTTTTTATGTATAGTTTCTAACGTGTCTATTTGTTTTTGTAGAGTACTATTATAAGTAGTAGGTTTTTTATTAATATAGTTTATTAAATATTCTAAATCATCAGCCTGTTCACTTTTAAGTTTTATTATTTTTTCAAGATGAATTAAATTTATATTTTTATTCTTTGTTGGATAACTGGGCATATATATATATATATATATTTAA